ACTTCAGTCGATGGTGGTGTTTTGATTTTACCACATCAAGAATTATACAATAGAGGCAAGTTGCTTCGTTGGTATGGTATTGACCGAGATTCGAATAGAAAAGATTTTAGATGTGAGGCTGATATTACGGAATGGGGTTTCAAGTTTCATATGAATGATGTGAACGCTGCTGTTGGTATTGAAAATTTAAAACACGCAAAAAATATTATTTCGTCACATAAATCAAACGCAAAGTTTTATGATGACTCTCTGAATGATGTTGCCGGATTGACCACACTAACCCGACACACAGGCCATGATTCAGCATTTTGGATTTACTCAATGTTAGTTGATGACCGAGATAGATTTATGAAGTGGATGAAAGAGTGTAATATTATTGTATCACAAGTACACGAACGAAATGACAAACACACTTGTGTCCGTGAACATATGTCAGCATTACCACAACTTGATAGAACTATTGGTAAAGTTGTATCCATTCCTGTTGGTTGGTGGGTTAATGACGAACAAAGAGAATATATTGTTGATTGTATCAAAAAAGGTTGGTAATGTATATAGAACCAAAAATAGAATCTTCTTACTATTGTAGTAACAAGGGAGCTCATCCAAGTAGAAACTTATTACCATACTTTTATCCAAAAATTGGTAAAACTATTTACGATGTCATTATGGATAAAAAACCAAAAATTGTTGTAGAGTTTGGTGTATTGAACGGATTCTCAACAGTGTGTATTGCACAAGCTCTTCGTGACCTTGGTGGTGGTAAACTTTATTCATATGACCTTTGGGAGAACTACCCATACAAACGTGGTAACAAACAAATCGTTTCTGAAAATTTGGAAAAATATGGATTAACCGAATTTGTAGAATTATGTGATGGTGACTTTAACGATTGGTGTTCCGAAAAACATGAATGTGACTTACTTCACCTTGACATCAATAATGATGGTAATATTATATCGATGGTCAGTTCTAATATCGATTGGTGTGATGTTCTATTTGAAGGTGGTACTTATGAACGTGATACTTGTTGGTGGATGGAAGAGTTTAATCGTAGACCAATTACCGATGTCAAAGAAGCAGTTGGTTATAAAGTATTAGTAGAAGAATTTCCGGGATTGTCAATTATAGAAAGATAATATGCCACGTTTTTTTAGAATGTATGGTGAGTCAATCTTTGACCTTGGTGATGTAGAAAGACTTGGGTTTCCAATAACTGATGGTTATCAAATTCCAGATGAATATATTGAGTCTGGTAATTTTTTGATAATGAGATTATGTAATGGTTTTGGTGATTGGGGTATAATTTCAGCATTACCTCGAAAACTAAAAGAAAAATATCCAAATTGTAAGGTATATGTACCCAGCGTCACTTTGATTAAAAAGATATTTGGGGATTCACATCAATGGAAACATTGGCCGAATCCGGAGTTGAATTGTGAACGTGTTTTTGTAAATAATCCATACGTTGATGGCTTTGTTGATACTATTGATGAGGTTGATGTTTTTCATGACCACTATAGGGTGTATGACCCTAATAATGAAAACGTATCATTGGTAAAACAAATGATGCTATTTTGGGGATTTTCTGATTCGGAGTGTGTTGACTATTTGCCGGAATTGTATTTTGACAAAGATGAAATTGAACATGGTGATTCTTTGATTAAAGAATACTTTGGTGATTCCGAATTCGGTGGGTTTATAGCTACAAGTAGTCAGTTATCAAATGGTAAGTTTTTTGACGACTATAGAAATAAATTAATCATTGATGAGCTAAAAAAACATAATTTAAAGTATGTTTACTATGGTGGGGTTGATATAAAAGATACACCATTTGCGGATTATGTAGAAGTTGGTTTAGATTTTGCAAAAGTCACAACACCGCTACGAGTTCAACTTTACATACGTTCAAAGGCCAAAACAAATATTGGATATCAGAGTTCCATACATGAATTAATTTGTAGATATTCACCAATCGTTTGTACTGAAATGGATGGTGCTCCTCGTGAAAACTATTTTGATAATATAACTTATTTGAAATGAAAATAAATAACAAATATATCATAGGAACACATACGATGTTCTATGAAATTGAGATTTTACCGGAGTTTATTGACTCTTTAATACAATGCTCAAATGAAGTTGAGAATCCTGAAAACATAACATATGACTTCATATTCAACATTAGCGAATACCTTGAAGGGGTCGATACTACACAAACAACAAAGGATAAATTAGTATCAAGATTTGAGTCGGAAATGGTAAGACTATCCAATACAGGTGTTAATGTTAGATACAATGTGTATTCCGATGATTCTAAATTATATAGTATAGCAGATTATCGTAGGGATTTCAACTACCACAATTGTTCAGACCATGATTATTTGATTTGGGGTGAAACTGATTCGTTGTTTCCAAAACAATTGTTTGACTCATTGGAAAGTATTAAAAACTACGCAAATAGTCAGAACATTCACAGATACACTGTTTGGTTTGCTGAACGTAAAATGTGGGATGCTTCGTGGGCTCCGTTGGAACACATCGACTTTGAAAAGGAAAAATACATCTCGATTAAAGATTTTGCAAACGAAGATGACTACAAAAAGAAAATTGCAGAGTCTCCACATAGTATTCGATATGTGATGAATCTTGATGAAATGAACGAAATAAATGACCGATACGATGACCTTAACGTTCAGATTTTACAATACCCAAAATTCAATGGATGTGGTCTTGTAATGAGTTCTGATTTTGTTAAAGCCGGTGTTAATATCCCTCGTGGTATTTTTGGAGTAGTTGCCGAGGATACTGCTATGATGATATCCGCTCAACAGGTCATGGGTAATGCGTATATTCAGTTCGTAGTCAAAAACATATTGTTGGTTCATAATAGAGAACACACTCGTAAACGTATGTATTGTGTTGACAAAGAAACTCATTCGGAAAGTGGGATGGGTGACTCATACCAACATGGAAAAGGAAAGTGGTTTGATAGAATTCTTGATATGTGTAAACAAAACGTAAATTTGTTAGGATATAGACAAGACCGATTCTTTACTATTAAGGATTTTGAAAATGAAAATAGAGCTTGATTATATAGTTCCCGAACCAAGTAGAACAGCACCAAACCTAATAGCGGATTTGGATGTATCCGCTAACTATATTGTAGATTTATATAATCAATCAAACATCAATAGACAATACAACGATTTTCTGAAGGGTAAGTCGGTTGTTATTGTAGGACCTGCTTCTTATTTGGAAGGTAGGGGTTTGGGTGAATTTTTTGATAGCTTTGATGTTGTTGTAAGATTGAATCGTTCATTTCCGGTTACCAACACCAATGATTATGGAACAAGATGTGACATCAGATACCATAACATGAGTCAGAATAATGCTCAGGGCGGCCCGTTGGATATTGATTTGATGCTCTCATTGGGTGTAAAATATGTTAGTTCACCATTTCCAAAACACATGGATTATTTTCACAATGACATAGTTGAATGTGAACGCCAGTTAAGTGGTAGTGGTATTGAATTTCACCATTGGTCTGATTTAGAACAATTTTTGACATTTCATATGTTGTTGAATACTCGACCAAACATTGGAACGTGTGCTATACTTGATTTGTTAAATTATGATATTAAATCATTACACGTTTCTGGAATTACATTTTTTAAAGATGGGTATAATTCACAATATAGTGATAGAGATGATGACCTCGTTCCAGCATATCATGCAAATGGAGTTGCTAATCATGCTCAAAAACCACAAAAACAATTAATAAAACTCATTGGAGAATTTGATTCAAGAATCACATTTGATGATGAAGTGAAAGATTCTTTATGAAAATAGCATTTTTTAGTGAGATGGGGTTTGATGGTAAGATTCCAAGAACTCATACAAACATGAGAGTTGAGTTTGCTCAAATGTGTGCACTTGGAGCTGACCACTATCCTATGTTAAAAATCCAACAAGTGCAACAAGAATATGATGTTGCTGTACTTTTAGTTGGTAAGTCCACGAATTTCAGAAATCAAATAGCAAATATTGATGTTGTAAATGAAGCACGCAGATTTGCTAAGAAAGTCCTTTGGATGCAGGAAGGTCCTCATTGGGTTTTCCAAGATATGCCATTGGAACACCAGTTCTGGCACTACAATGTTCTTGCATCTGCTGATGGATTATTGACTGAAAATAAAACCGACATACCTTACTTTAAAGGAATTATGGGTGATGATAAGTGGGTTGTGGATATTCCAAGTTTGATGATTACCGACCTTGTTAATGATGTAGAGTATGCTAATAAAGAAGAAAAAATAATTATCGGTGGTAATTTTTGCCGATGGTATGGTGGGTTTGATTCATATATTTGTGCCAGAGATTTGGAGATTCCAATTTGGGCGCCATCTATGGGTAGAAAGATTGAAAACGAAGACCACATTGAGGATATGAACTACTTTCCTTACATGGAGTGGGTCGATTGGATTAAAACTCTATCGTCTTTTAAATACGCAATCCATTTAATGCCGACCACAGGCGCTGGAACATTTCCAATGAATTGTGCATACTTGGGAATCCCGTGTGTTGCATACAATGATTTGGATACTCAAATTAATTTACATCCAGACTTATCAGTAAATCCAGGTGATGTTCAGAGTGCTAGAAAACTTTTGAACAAATTAAAGAATGACCCTATCTTTTATAAAGATATGAGTGATAAAAGTAGATATTTATATAAACAATACCATTCAGAAGAATCGTTTCTATCTGATATTAAAAAGAAGTTACAAACATTATGATTACAAAAAGCGATATTAGTTTTATCCAACCATCAAGAAACAATTTAAAATACTTAAAATGGTCTTACGATGCTATTCGTAAAAATGCCGGAAGTGAACCTCATATTTGTGTAGCGGATGATTTTAGTAATGATGGTACTTGGGAGTGGTGTCAAGAAATGATGTCAACCGACCCAAACTTTCACGCAATCCGTAACGAAGGACCTACTCGATTGGGGCATACTATTTTATATGACCGATTAATCAATGAGGTTGCACCTACAAAGATTGTTGGTATTTATCACGCTGATATGTGGTTGTGTCCTGGTGCTCTTGAGTCGGTGTTAGAACACATCAAACCTATGACTGTGGTATCATTAACTCGTATTGAACCTGACTTACACCCACCGGGACCGGAGAAGGTATTGATTAACAATGCCCCAACCGAGCCGGAGAATTTTGATGAAGATTGGTTCATGGAATTCTTTAACAATTACTTACCAACGGTTAAGAACAAAATAACTGATGGTATATTTGCTCCTTGGTTTTTATTCAAAGAAGATTTTCAATCTATCGGCGGCCATGACCCATTGTATGCTCCGCAATCAAAAGAGGATTCAGATATCTTTAATCGATTTTTACTAAATGGATATCAGTTTGTTCAAACTTGGGAAGGGTGTGTGTTTCATTTGACTTGTAGGGGTTCACGATTTAATCCAACATTGACTACTCCAGGTACCAACTCCAATGAGTGGGAAGCTCAGAATATTCGTTCAAGTCGTAACTTTATTCGTAAGTGGGGGCATTTTGTAAAACACGATGTTCAATTAAAACCAATCATTCCTCACAAATATGATATCGAATTTGAAGTAGCAAATTGTAATCTCAAGATGATTGAAGCATTAGAACCTTGGTGTGATAGAATGACACTTGATTGTTCTCAAGAAGTTATTAATAGTTACATTCAAAGTGAACAACCAAACACTAAATTTGATTTATCAAAGAAGTTCAATACGAATGATAAATCAGACATTATAGTACAATTTGACGCACAACGAATGACAAATCAGTCATTTCAGTTTATCCAAAATATGTCAGAAATATTTGATTTCAATCAATTTGAGATTGGTCAGTACGAATTCGACATATTTAATATTAAGGTAAATCGTATAAAACACTACGAAGACGCCCTTATAAAATTATGAGATACTTTATATTACTACCAGATGATACCGAGAAAGATGTTGATTATTCAACCAACATATTAGGAGAGGTATCGTTTAAGAATTTCTGGGCTGACCATGGTTTTGAAATACTTATCCGATTGGTAGAAAAGTATCCTGATACGCTGGAAACAGTGATTATCAAAGATGAAAAAAACAAATCTTATTCCGTAGAAGAATTCTTGGACGTTATTAAAAAGCTGAAAGTAATCCGACATGGCTAAACTTAATGTTAATCAATTCGATTTTAGTGAAATTCAACACGCTGGTTATGAAAAATTTAAACCCAAAAAGAAAAATAAAGTTAAAGAAGACATTCTCGAATCATCGGGGAAGTCTGATAGAGGGGGAAAAAGTGACTCTCATATCAGTAAACGAACTAAAGCAAGAAGGTAAGGTAGAAGACCCATTCGGAGTAGAGTGGGTCTTACCTTTGGACTTTTTGGATACATCCTTATAGTTATTTATATAGATAGTAGATGGAAGTGGTGACATATTGTGACCACATATATTTTAGAGGAGTACGATGGATACAACTTCAGTACAACCAACCGCCCCTGATTTTGGGGTATTCAATCAGTTAGGTGATTATGGTCCGTTAGGATTGGCAGCACTTGCTCTTGGATATGTGGCTTGGATGTTTTTAAAGCGCCAGTGGGCTGAAAAAGACAGATTAAAAGAAGAATTAAATAACACAAAAAAAAATAAGAAGTAATGTCATTTGGTCCCTTTGAAGTATTAACTCAATATGGTGTATTGGGTTTTGCTGTTTTAGGATTGGGTTACTTGTGTTGGGTATTTCTAAACAAACTCATGCAAAGTGAAGAAGACTATCGAAAACGATTAGAGCAATTAGAAGGTGAGTATCGTGACGAGTTAGAATCTAAACTGACAGAGAGTACCGAAAGTTCTAAAAGCTTAAAAGAAATTGTTCTTATGTTTTTGAGTGGTAAAAAATGAAAAAAAAG